AAGCATCTACTAATAATTCAAAATGATCGGTATCAGTTAATAAATCTCCAATAACACTATCTGCTATACAAATATAAACATTATTTAATTGACCAGCAGTTGTAGATTTAATCATATCTCTAATAGAAAAAGCTGATGTTGTAGTAGTAGCAGAAGTTCCTTGATAAGTTCCAAGTTCTTGTGTTACTGAAATTTCTCCAGAAGCATCAAAGGCTAAAATTTTATTTGCTCTAGCAGTTGCACCTACAGTAAATTCTGTAGAAGTCATTGTGTTTGTTCTTGATAATTTTATTGATCTATCAGAATCTTCAGAAACTTGTTGCGCAACCATAGTTCCTCTATCCAAACCCTCTTCATGTGTCTCCGCAGGGAATGGATCATTAGCAATATAATCTATTGCTTGAGTTTGTGGGACATTTCTTCTGATTACAACAGTTTCACCAGTTGCTGGAATATTACCACCGGTAAATGTAATACTACCACCAGATGCGTCTCCTGCACCTGTTACTGTATAGTGTGTTGATATTGTTTTAGTTGTTTCTGCACCTGTTGCATTAGTTCTAATAATAACTACAAGATCGGAATCTAATAAAATTCTAAATTGATAAGCAAAGACGGTAGTACTTGCATTACCATTGTGAAAATTCTTAATAATTGTTGTTGAGACTGTCATAACTTAAAAACCTTTATTAGTTAAAGATGGTTTTGTAAACAAATATTCTTGGTTATATTCTTTTTTCATTCTTTTTTCTACTCTTTTTAATACACCTGGAGACATAGTTTCCATCATTTGATAACCTATCATATAATCAAAACCAGCCTTTATATAAAATAAATTTGCAAAAGGTATATTTTGACTTACTGCTCTATATGCTGCTTTTCCTGCTGCACCACCTTCACCACGAATACCATAATTTATAGCCAACAAAACATCAGCTATAGTTGTAGCACCTGGTCCAACTAAACCAGAAACAATGCTACCAGAATCTCTTTGTTCTCTAAATAACACATCACCATAAATACCTAATCCACCACCTTGTGCAGCTGCTGCAAACCAAGTTGATTTTAATCTTGGGTCTCTTAATTTTTTACCTCTTAATAAATCTTTTAATGACATAGCAACATAACCCATTAAAACAAGAGTTACAAATGTAGCTGCCATTCCCCTTATACCTCTTCCTATATCTTGATTTGGTCCAGCTTTTACAAAACCCATATCTCTTCCTACAACCATATTAACAAGAGCCATTGGAAAACCTTTAAATTGACCTAAAAAAGCAATAGCTTCTCCCATTCCAGTTCCTTTTAATAATCCCTGTGTCATTACTCCTTTTACTCTAGCGTCTGGTTGAATAACAGCATGGATTGATCTATCTATTAACATTCCAGATACTGAATATTTAAAATTAGTTTTTGCTTGTTGTAATTCTACTTTACTTAAATCACTTCTTCTTAAAATTCTTTCCATATCAAGATCAGAAATATTTTCTAATTGAGAAATATTAATAAATTCTTTTCCATTACTTGCTTTAACCATTGCTTGAGTTCTAATAACATCCCATTTTACAGCATCTATATTATAAACATTAAATAAATTTTGTAAGGGTTTATTTAATTCATTTAATTTTAAATTTTTTTGTTTAGCATAATAGTTTGCCATACCCAACATTACATTTTCTTTTAAAGTATTGGTCCACCAAGTTAAAAGATTTAATTGAAAAAATGTTCTTTGAACTTTTGCCATGTCTCTAGTTAAATTATCTCCTACTTGACTTCTACTAGACATATCAGTTATTACACCATCAACCATAAATCCTAATCCTTCACCTATTTCTTTAAACTCCGGTGTTTGTCTAATTTGTGCAAGAGCAGCCATTGCATCAGCCATATTACCTAAAAATACATCACCTTGATGATTCATTTCTGATCCATAAATAGCTAAATCAGCAGTAGCTGAAATACCAGCACCACCTAATTTTGATACATTTCCAATACCCCTACCTATTGCTCCTACTTTAGCTAAAGTAAAATTATCAGGTGTATGAGCAGAACCATCTATTTCATTCATCCATTTTTTAAATGGTTCAGCACTTTTTATTTTTCCTGTATTTCTTCCTGATTCTGCCAAAACTTGTTGAACACCTAATCTAATTTTTTCAAAATTATCTATAGGTTTAGTTCCTAATTTATCTAACATTCCAATATTTCTTCCAGCTGTCATTATTCCAGAATAAAAAGATTCTTGTAATGTTCCAGTTCCAAATTTTAAATGATAATTAAACCAATCATCTGCAGTTTTATAATGTAATACTCTTTGAGAACCAGCACTTTTTGCAATATCTTTTGATCCATAAATATTACTTGCGGCATCAGACATTTGAATTTTATTTCCAACTAAAGTGTTATAAATATTAAGCATATATAAATCTATATTATCAGTAGTAGCAAATGTTCTATCCCCATCTAATCCTTGCATGGCAAAGTTTTTCCAAGCAGTAAAATTTTTATTATAATTTATATCTGTTCCCTTTAAATCTGGATTAACTGCAATGTCATCTAATTTTAAACCTAATCTATTAGCAGCAGATCGTACTTCAAACATATCGTTAGTATGTTTTACAACCCACCCCCACATTTTAGGAATATTTGCTCCTTTAGAATTTAAAGTTTTTCTTAATTTTTCAGAAAATTCATGCATAACTTTTGCAACTTCTATAATTTCTGGGATTGTTTCTGTTACTCTAGGTTTTATTCCTGCTCTTTGTTCTGTTAAGGTTTGTTCAGCAGCAAGTTCCGCTATAGTTCTATTAACTCTTCTTTGAGTTTTTTCATCCATATCTTTAAAAAAAGTAAATACACCCGCATCTTTAAATCCTTTATTTGCTTCAGTAAATAAATTTGCTATTGCAGAATTTTGTGCAACAGAAACAGAATCTCTTGCTCCAGTTAGTTGATCATTTGATCCTACTAATATTGAAGCCAATCCTTCAAATTCATTATTAGCAAAAGTAGTTAATACTTTTTCTTGAGCTTTTCTTATTAATATTTCATCTTTTATAGCATTGATTCTGTTTTTTTGTTTTTGAGCCTTCATTTGTGCAGTAACATCTTTTGCTATTGTATCTACATCTACTTCTTTAATAGAAGAAAGTTTTTTTTCTGCCATTGCTGTTTTAATAGCATTTATTATTTCTTCTTTTTGTATAGTTTTAATAGAAGATTTTTTTAATAAACTTTCTACTCTTGCTATGCAACTACTTTTAGCCATAATTATGTATTTCCATTTTCACAGTTAATAAAGTCTGATACTATTTCTTCAGTTTGTTTTGAATTTGCATTAAGATCATCAAGAGCTTCTTTTGTTTTTGCTAAAACATCTGGCATACCTTCATTTCCATAATCTGTTTTTAAAATTAAACCTCGTTCAGTTTGTCTATTTCTTAAATCAAGTAAATCTTGAGATTCACGATTCATTATAACATCTGTTTCAGCATCAGTTAGATTATCAATATTTTTATTAACTGGATTTATATCTGCATCATTAAAAATATTTTTAGGTGTACTTTTAATTTCTCCTGTAGCTGGATTAGCTGTACCCTCTCTAAGAGTTGCATCTGCATCTAATATACTTCTAACATTAACAGGATTTTCTGATGACATATCTCCTATTGCTTTTGCTAATAATAACTCTCTAGTTCTTGGATCGGTTTTTTCTAACTTCATCATAAACTCTCCATTAACAGGATAGTATTGATTATATAAATTTAACTCTGGAACTCCTTTAGAAATTGGTTTTTTAATAGTAACAACTGGTGATTTTTTATCATTAGATAAAATTTGATCTCCCCTTTTTGAATCTAAACCAACATCTCTTTTTGATGTTGTTACATCTTTATTATATATAACTGTGTAGCCTTCTTTTTCTAAACTTTTATAAACCCTTAATGCTGATTCAGATATTGAATTATCAGAAACAAAATCTAAATTTTTATCAAAAGAATTTTTAATTGCTATTTTATAAAGTGCCTTACCTACTCCAGTATTTCTATAATTTTCAGAAATTCTTACATCATTAATTTGCATGGCATTTAAACTTTTTACATATTCTGTTTGTATAATAAATTTATTTATTTTTGATGCAGGTATTCCAGAAAATTCTTTTACTAAATCTGTATTTTTAGAATAAACTGCAAAAGAATCTTTTTTAGAATCTACAATAAAATCATCTACATTTTTTAAAATTTGCTCTTGTTGTTCTACACCTTTACTTATTTCTAAATTTTCTTTATTTTTTATAATTTGTGCTTCAAATTTTTGAGCAGTACCCATATCTTTTAATGCACCTGCACCTACATGAAGTCCAGTACCAATAATTGTACCAAATCCAATGTTCATAAAACTATCTACTAAATCATAATCAGCTTGTATTTTTTGAGCTGTACTATAAATTAATGGTTCTAAAATTGTTGCACCAACTGCACCTTCTACTGCACCTCTAACTGCTCTAGCAGTTTTTAAACCAGTTCTTGCAGCTACTTGTGCAAATCTAATTTGTCCAAAAACAGGAATAAAAGACATTCCAATATTTATAGGATCAAGAAAACTTGTACCAATACCAACTGCTAATTTTGCAGCACCAACATAAAAGCCACCAGTTAAAGGATTAAAAGAACCTTGTGGTCCACGAGACATAATGCTTTTTCTTTCATTTTCTTCTATTTTATTACTAACCATAATATCAACAACTGATTGATATTCATCTTGTTCAAAATATAAACCTAAACTTGAATATTCTTTGTTTAATTTTTCTCTATTAACACGAAATATAGTTTGATTTCTTGGTGATCTTTCTCCTTCTTGAGACATACTTTTAGCCTCATATAATTGAAAATTTTTAGAAATAGCTTTAAATGGGTTAAGTTCCCAGTTATCTCTAGCTACCGCACCTAATGATTCTTTAAGAGAAGTTTTATACTGATCATAACCAGTTTCTTGTGCTGTTTCATTTACATTTAATCCAAAACCAAATTGTGCCATATTATTTATTTTTTATATGCTTTTTTAAATTTTAGTTTTACCTGTTTGTCATTTACAACATTTAATTTAGTATGATGAAATTTTGCATATAACTCCATTGCTTTATTCATATCACCATCTAACATTGCTTTAATCAAGGCATTAGATCCTGTTTGTCCATAAATATTCATTAAAAATAATTCTTCTTGTTGTTCAAAAGTTAATTCTTCAAGAATAAATTTTGTAGGATTTGTAGTTTCTTTTGCTTTTTTAACCCAATTTGGAATAGTTGTATTTGCTTCATTATATTGAGTTTCTAATCTTGATAATGCTGTTTCAAATGAAGATTTTAAAGGTATACCATTTTCATCTAATTTAACTTTTTCAGTTTTTTTATCTAAATTATCTTTAGTTTTAAATTGAAAAAATCCAGTAGCTGAAGATTTATTTAATAAAAAATCTTTATCTCCACTATTACTCTCAACATCAAAAACTGCAGCTGTAAATTTTTGTAAATTATTTTGTGATTTTTCATTATATATATCACCACCAACTTTATCTAATATAATTCTTTTTGCAGAATTTAAATTTATTTCAGATGATTCTACTTGACCTATCATTGTTTCTCCTATTACTGAAAGTGGGTTTGGCAGTTGTGTAGTTGATGCTCCTGCTTTTTCTAAAGCATTTTGCATTTGATTGTTATTTAAGTTTTCTCTTTTTCCTCCTATTAAATTTCCTTCACTATCTAGGTTACTAGGTTCTTCATTCATTTTTTTAACATAACCATAATATCCTCTGTATTGATTTTTTTCTTGTTCACTAGGAAGGTTTATATCAATTTCAATACCAGAACCACCAGGTAAAGTGTAACTATTATCACCATGTTTAACAAATAATTCTTTTCCTTCCTCATTGTAAATTATAGCAAAAGAATTATTAGAAAGAACAATTCCATAAACTGAACCTTTTCCATCTGCAGAATTTCTAAATTCTCCATTATTTATTAAATTATAATTCATTTTTGCTGTTAATTCTTTAAATGACACATCTTCTTTATTTGATTTGAAAGCAACAGGTTTAAATGGTGTTAAATAATTATATTTAATTACATCTAGTTTTGTTACATGAGCATCCATTTCTTTTTGATTTATGTTTCTACCATCAACTTTTCTAGGTAAAAAATAAGTATCTTCAACTTGATAATTATTAGAAAATAATAATGATGCTTGTTTAGAAGCTGCAGATACACTCATACCAGGATTGCTAAACATTAATTTTGCAGCGTATAAAGATAACACCTCTGTTATTTCATTCATTTCTGTCATTGTTTCACTTGTATCAAAAGGAACATTTTGTCTATTTATATTATAAATATCTTTGTAAGCAGTTTCATTTTCTATTGCTATTTGAATTTTTAGTAAACTTATATCTTTATCATCTTGTTTTGCTAAATGATTTTTTAATACTTGTATTTCTTCTGGATTATCAAAACCCATAAATTCATTAATTGTTTGTTCAGTTCCAAGAACAAGACCAACCTTTGTACCTTTAGGTAAACCACCTATACCAGGTACACCATTAGCATCTGTTTTATTACCAGACATTAGTTGTGTTAATGCTTGATCTGCAAAAACTCCAAATTCAAAATTTAAACTTTGTAACATAGCTTGTCTTGCTTTTGAGTTTTTTTCAAAACCCAATTCTTTATATTGACTTACAAAATCTGCTTTTCTATTATTAGACATAACTTTTTGTTTTGATAATGGAACACCAATTCTAGTTTGTTCTTCAATTAATACTCTGGCTAATTCTATTTGACTTTTTGATCTACTTTCCGCATTAGTATTAAGTTGTATTTCTGTAAATAAATTATCAATATCCTTGTTAGTTGTACGTAAATATTCCACTGGGTCTAAAACTAAATTAGTATTTCTTTTTTCTGCTATACCTCTGTAATAATTTTCATTTTTTTTAGCTTGTGTTACACCAAAAGTTTCATATTGTGTTTTTATAATATCTCCAAGAACTTCACTTACATATTTTTGAGGTGAAGTTAAAAGAAGTGATGTGTTTTTTGAGGCATCTCTTCTTACACTTTCTTCTTGTAGCATTTTTTGACCAACCTCTTCACCAAAAACTTGTTGTGCAAGTTTCATATCAAAATAAGGTTCTGGAAAACCAGTATCAATTGTTGCCATGTAATTTTCCCATTCTGTATTTAACTGTTCTCTTATAACTACTGATGCTTTTTCTGTTAATTTTTGTCTTTGTTCTAAAGTTATATTTGGAAAATTTTTTTCATCTTTTAAAAAATAAAATAATTTTCTAGGAGTTTTTTGTGCCATTTCAAATCCATCAAACATTTGAACTTGACCAGGAACATCAGCTAACATTTTTTGTAATTCTGGAGAAGTTATCCTAGAGCTATAAGAATTAATAATTAAATCTTGTAAATCTGTTGTTAAATTATCTCTATAAACTCCACCTTTTGTGTAAGCTCTTGTGGTTATATCTATTCTTGATTGGTTATAAGTTGTATCTGCTTTAACTAAAATATTATTTGATATATCATTATCCAAACTAACAATTTGATTTGACACATCATTTAATGCACTATTTTTAAACATTCGTGCTGAATTTGGATTTGATGCTTGTGCAGCAAATTTATCCATTAATAAAGTTGTGTTATCTTTTAAATATTTATTTGCAGCATTTTTATTTGTAGAAAGAAAAGGGTCTTGATTAATATGATCTGTAATTTTATCAGATTCAAAAATATAATCATTTTTTAATTTAAGAGCATCTGTTCTATTTTCTAATTCATTTTCTTTTATTTTAAAATCAACAACAGCTTCTGTTATAGGTGATAAAGCACTTGCTAAGTTATTATTTAAACCCATCTGAATATTAGATGTAGTACCTTGTAATTGTTCTATTGATCCTTTAGCTTTAAATGTAGGTATTTTTGGCATTATGTATTTTTCATCTTATATAAAAGTGAACCTGTATTAGCTATTGTTCCAATCTGTGCTAGTCTAGCATTGTTTCTTGCCATTGTACCTCTAATTCTTGCAAAGTTAGCTTCTTCCATTTTATTACTTTGAGCAACCTTAGAATTGTAAGTAATTAAATTTTCTTGTAATTTTGCCTCATAAGCATTTGATAATTTGATATTGTAAGCACTACCAGTTCCAAGTTCTACTCCAGATTTTGCAAGAGCAACTGTAGTTTGACCTTCCATTTGTCTGAAATCTTTTTGAAATTGAGCTATGTCAAATTCTTTTTTAGATTCTAATTGTGCTGATTGACCTTCTAAAACTTGTGCATTTCTTTCTTCGATTGATTGATTAATTTTACCAATTTTACCTTGAGCAGAAATTTGAGCTATACCCATTGCTCCTGTAAATAATGATGGCGCTCCCATTATATAATCCTCGCATACATATATTGATCTGATCCGTCAAAACCCCAATTTCTCATTAAGCCTTCTCTTTCCATTCCTAACCATTCAGCAAATTTGATTCCCTCTTTAAAGTCTTTTCTAATTGCAGTTTGAACTCTTTTTATATTATGTTCTTTTGCATTTCTAGCAAAATCTTTTTTAATTGCTTTGGCAATACCTATGGGATGTTCCCACATTTCATCAGTAGCAATAAGCCACGCTTCAGCTACGTTACCCCAAACTATTTTCATACCTGCTGCAAATATTGGTTTATTATTAACCATACCTGTAAAAGCTAAATTATCTTGTTCTAAATTTTTAGCATCTCCTTCACAGTTTATATAATCTTTATCTGCTTCTAAAATTTTATGATTCATTTGACAAGATAAAATAAATTGTCCATGTTCTTTTGTGTAAGGTATTATATTCAATTTATTATCCATCATTAGTTATTAATCTTGGGTATAACGATAAAAGAGTAAAAGGTAAGGGTTGTGTTTGTCTTACTATCATAAATCCATCTGTATCATAGTTTCCTCTAAATTCTACTTGTTTATCTCCTGTGAATGGTGGAATACCTTGATCCATAGGATTAGCAGAAGTTCTAAAAGGTACTCGTTCCATGTTATCTAAATCTGGTCCAACTTCTAAACCAACTGTTTCAAATAGTCTGGCAGTAACCTCAAATATTCTTTTAGTTTTTCCTTGAGAAGTACCATCTTGAGAACCGGCATCTATTCTCATTGTTTTTAATAATGATGTATATTGTAACCCAACCTTAACATCTGTTGCAAATCTATCTAAAGTTATTTGATTACTTGCCACAACTTTTGTAGGATGAGTAGAACCATCAGCAAGTATTGAAACTGTTTGACCTTCTAAGTGATCTAAGCCAGATATAATTTTTACCACTTCTTTTGTAACTGCTCCAGATAAATGTGCTGTTGCTGTAGTTATATCCGAACCTCTAGTACAACCTGTTAAATTAAGAGATGATATTGCAGCGTAAGCAATAATTTCTCCACCTATTTTTATTTTACCAGAAGCACTCATTCCAGTAACAGACGCAACCGGAACAGTAGTTACACTAGCATCAATACCAGCAGTTAAAGTTGTTGCTGATTTACTTAAAGATAATTGAGAATCTAAAAAATTAAATGTTGTATTGTCTGTTTGAGTAAAATTAAATGTATGTAAGTATTCTATATATCTTGCTGTTGAACCATTGATTGTTCTTTTAACAACCATATATAATTCATACTCACTATCTTCAGTTGGAATTACCGCAACACTTTCCACTACTGCAGCACCAGTTCCAAATGCACCACCAATAATATGTCTGTGCCAAGCAACTACTTCTTGTTCTCTTTGATAAGTTAAGGCAATTAATTGACCATCACCTCTAACACACCATATGATTGCTAAAGGTTCTTCTTGATATGCCATTTCAACAATATTACCTTCGGTAATGTGTTCGGCAAGTATGGTTAAATCTGGAGCAATATAACCATCTACATCAAAGTTATAAGCTAGTTCTCTAATTTTTCTTTTTGCTCTTTGTAAAAACAGTGTTGCATTACCAACTGATATTGCATCTACATTTGCTGCACCATGATTAGATTGTTTTTTAATCATAATGTTTGTTGGAGTAACAGCATTGTTATCACCACCACCTGATACAACAAATTCACCACCTGCAGTACCAACAATTAAAGTTCTTGCTGAAGTTAAAAAACGAATTGAGTTTACTTGGTTGGAAGCAATAGTATAAATAATAGCATCATCATCAGCTACAGTTCCGCCAATGTTTGCATCCATGTTTTCATAATCTCCAGACTTAGAAAAATAAACTGTTTGAGGATTACTAATTGTACCTGCAAAAACTAATCTTTGTTCAAAGAAAGATACTGTTGCTGGAAAACCTGTTGTTGTAGAAAATGCTCCTAAAGACCAATCAGTTGAAGCACTTGTACTAGAAAAAGCTGTAGTAATAGTTACCACAACAACTGTTGTGCTTGTATAAGCTGTTATATCTGCGTAACCTTCTCCTATTCTTAATTGTCTACCAACATCAGTTGTTAAAAATCCAGAACCTCCATTAACTTCGGCTATTGCAGAAGCAGTAATATTTACTCCCGTTCCTGTGGTTGCTGCCGGTGTAAAAGTTGTTGTACTTGTATTGGTATCTGAAAATGGTCCATTAGTAAAAGATACAGCATCTAATGTCCATGCAGTATGACCTGTTCTTGATAACTTTCTAGTTTGATGATTAGGATGTGTGATATACATAACGTCAGCAGATTGTGCAAATTTAATATCAAATAATTCTGCTGTTAAATAAGGTGAAGATATTTCATAAGGAGTTCCACCAGATAATATTTGACCATTGTCTCTATAAAATCTTATATATTGATCACCAAATTCTAATATGTAAGTTTGTTCAGTGTTAAATTCAAAAGGAATTAATCTTGTAGAGTTAGCTGCTGTTTTTACTGAAGCAACATATTGTGTTCCTGGTCTACGTGCAGCAGCTCCATGTGGATAGATAACCATATTTTCTACTATTGAACAACCAGCAGAATATTTTGCTAAATCATTTCTACCATCTAAACGTGGCGATAATTCACCTGCTGTGAAATTGGTAAGTTGTGCAGCTACTCTAGCCATTTTTAATACCTTGAGTTAATAAATGTGTCTGCAGACATTACATCCGACATTCCATTTTCAGGGTTTACATTATATCCTTCTGTGGAATCTACAAATCTAGCGTCTCTTAATTTTTCTTGATATGATGTAATCATATTTTGTGAAGTAGTATTGTTAGATGTTATTGCATAAGCAATATCTGCACCTAATGCTGCTGATAAAGTTTCTCTTAATAATTCATCATATTGATTAGGATCAATAACTCTTGAAATATATAAAATTTTCATAGTAGAATTATTAGTTAAAATACTTCTACCTTCTACTTTGTAATTTGAATCGTAATCTAATATTCTAAGTAATCTAATACAATCACCAGGTAGATCATATTTATAAGTATAACCCCAAGCAGGTGCTGTAACTGATGATGAAAGTTCTATTCTTACCTGTAAACAACCCCAAACGTGTGATCTAAATACTGCGTCTCTTATTTCTGAATATCTAGCATTGCAAAGTCTAGCGTTTTTTGAATCTTCGTTTAATGAAAGTATAGTCGAAGCTCCTAGTTGATTTAATGCTCCATTACATATTCCTACTACTGATGCCATATTACTTCCTTATAATATACTTACGTCTGATTTGTCTATCTTTTTCTAACGCAAAAATTTCTTCTTTTGTCTTTTCCTCTTTAATATCAAATCCATAATGAAATTTAGAATCATGCTGGAATCTATCTACTAAAACGTACCTATATACATGATTGTCTTTTTTAAAATGTAGTACAGGTTTTAAATCCTTAATCTGCTTCATGCACTCTAGGGGGTTTCAACTCTCGCTTAGACCCCCTAAGAATTTGTATTAATCTAAAACGTAAAACATTTGTAACTGAATAGTACCAGTACCATTAGCACCTGCCAATGTAACTGTAACTGGTAAACCATCTTCGTTAGCATCAACTACTGCGTTTCTGCCTAGAGCCATAGTAACTAAAGCATCAGAACTTGTTGCTGCTGTAGAAGCTGCTGCTGCTTTATATCCGTCAACATCAACTGCTACCGCGTCACCTGCCGCATCAACATAAGCTGCGTAGCCTACTGATAGTGTAGTAGATGCTGCTAGTGCATCATGCGAAACAGCACCAGATAACAATCTAGCACCATTAGGTATAGTAAACATGGTAACTGTTGATTGTTCTGCACTTGCTTCGTATTCAGCAAAAGCTACTCTTACTCTTCCTGTTAGTTCGTTAGTGTCCAACTTTACCGAAGGCGTACTAACTGTTTTTGCGTATTGTATTGAATTAGCCATAATTATTTCTCCTTTTTATATTAAGCTATTATTGTGCTAAAATTGAAATAACTTTCGCTTCTTCCATTCTAGTTGCACCTATTGTTTGACAGTAGTACACTTGTGTAGCGTAAGATTTATCTGCTCTTTCGTCTATCTTAGCAGTTACATCTTTACCAGTTGCAAGTAAAATACCATCTTCAGCAAAGGCTATACATTGTGTATCACCAGAACCATTAGCAGTAAGTCTGTTAGAAACGTGGAATTGGAATCCCATGAAACTATCAATTTCACCATGTACTAATGCTTTAACAGTATTAAAGTCACTTGAAGTAACAGTAGTATTGTTTAACAAATCAGCAATCTCTTTTGGAGATACAATGATATGTCTTTTGATTGAAGGATCAACATCACCTGCATCTAGTAATTGTTTTGCTGCTGCTAATTTAGCAATGTTCATAGTAGTAGAACTATCAACTGCACCAACTGATACTGCAACGATATTTCCTGCAGGAAAAGATACTGCTGTTCCACCTGATACGCCAGTATTAGCTGTTCCAAGTGCTGCTGCGATAATAACATCATCTGTAGCTCTTCCCATTGCATATGCAGCGGCTTTTGCGTAAGATGAAGTTGGGTCTATCAATAGTCTAATTTTGTCTTGTTGATCAATAAGATCAGCAAATTCATAATCAGCTAAGCTAACTCTTCTTCTACTATGTGGTGTATCGATTTGTGGTGTGTCAGAATGTCTAGTAGTTTTTAGAATTGCTGTTACTTTACCAATTTGGTCAAAGTAAGCATCTTTTCCAACTACAGATTCATTTCTAACTGTGTCTTTTAAAAGTGATCCCATTTGTTGAGATAACATTTGTATGTTCGCAGAATATTGTTCTACAAACGCTGTTGTTATTTGTGATGACATATTTGTCTCCTATTTCATTATTGTTATTATTATTGTTATAAAAAACAGAATAGTTCTCCATCAATAATGATAGGCAATTCTTGGATTTAAAGTCTTTTAGACTATAGGTCTATTCCCTATTGCCAAGAAAGGTTCTTGCGAATTTTCTTTCTAATTATTCGTTACAGTATTTTAAAACTATTAGCAAGTTATGATTTCTCTGATTGTAACATTTCTCTTAAAGTATACACTTGTTGTACAGCTTTATCATGGTTAGGATGCTTATGATTCCAATAAGGTCCAGTAGTATCATTAGTAAGTGTTGTTATTTCAGATTGAATATCAGTAACATTACCAGCCGCTTCACTTTCAGTACCAAGTATTTTATCTTCAGAAAGCATAGCTGCAATCTTTGCAAAGCCTTTTATAATTTCTGGATGATCACCAACTCTAGTTCCATCTTGTAATTGTAAATCTAATACTTCTGGATTCATATTTGCTTTTGCTAATGCACCAGCTTTACCAACTTTAGAATCAAAATCTCTACCCCATTCTTTTCTTAACTCTTGTTCAGATTGTGATTGAGCAGTTTCAGTATCAATTCTTGCTTGTTGTTGAGAACCTTCCATATTATTTTTATAGAACTCCAAGATACCTTGAGCTTGTTTATTATTTAAACCAAGTTTATGAGATTGTTCTGCAAAATTTTTCATTGCACTTTCATCCATTGCTACAGATTCTGATTTCATTTCTAATTTATATTTATCTGCAGATTCTGGTCTACCTAATTTTGAATAGACTTCATTCCATTGATCATCAGTTGAATTTTTATTGGGTACAACAACTTTGTCTTGACCAATCATTCTTGTAGCATTGATATAAGATTTTGCTAAAGCATCTATCTCTGTAAATTTTTCAATGTTAGGATCGTTTCTAAATTCTTCACTAATAGAACTTTTCCATGTTGAAACAGGAGTATCTCCTCCACTAACTTTAGATGGTGTTGCTACTGCTTCTGTTACTTCTACAGGCACAGCTTCTTGTGTTATCTGTTCGCTTGACATATTATATTCCTTTTTCTTTTGGGTTTCGCAGCATTGATTTAATAAATAGAATGACGCTACGTTGTCCTTCCATATACGCACTTTCGTGGCTATCACCTTTTATATTTGTGGTAGCATAGAAATGACATCTTTTTTCAAGATCAGTTAAAATTTTCTTTCCTTCATCTGATCCAAATGTAATTTGATAAGTTGTTTTTAATTCCCCTATTAATTTTTCTAATTGTTTATTTACTTCTAACTGTTTATCTGTTTCCATATTATTCCACTAATGCTTTTGCTTCTTCTGGCATTGCTTTTGCGAGTGGTGCGATTTGTCCTCCGGCTTGTGCAAGTTGTTGCATCTGTGCCATTTGTTGTTGTTGTTCAGCTTGTGCTGCTTGTTGTTCTCTTTCTGCATTAACTTGGCTTTGTCTCTTTAATAATTTTTGAGGTAAACCCACTACGTCTGCAATGTGTTTAACTAAAGCATCAAAGTCTATGTAATCAAATACTGGTGCAACATTTGCCAAACCACCTAACATTTCCATAGCTCTATTAATAGAACTTAAGTCTGTAGATTTTTGTGCTTTTGCTAATGGTGAAACATATTCAATATCAATGTCTTGACCAGATAAAAATTCTGGTGCTTCAGGGAACGCACCTTTTCTTAATAGAATATTAAATGCTCTATCAATTAATGGTTTTAATAATTCAGATTGAAGTCTACCAAGTACAGGTCCAAGTAATCTCATCTTCTCTTCATTTCTTTGTATCACTTCTGTTGCAGTCATTTGTGGACCTTGTTGCAACTGTAATTGATTTACATAAAATATATCTCTAATTGCGTCTCTTCTTTGTTGTTCCATATTTAAACCTAGTGGATTATTTGCACCAATGTTTAAAGGTTCAATTCTATCTCTTGTACCTGATCTATAAAAATTTAATCCTCCTGGAACAGTTCTAACTGGAAGTAAGAATCCATCATCTGGAACTAATAGAGGTGGATCAACTTGTTTTTGTGCAGCTTTAATTGTTGTCTTACACATTTCATTTAACATCTTAACATCTGGTAAGGCAGTCATTGCTGGACTTCTTCCATAAATTTCATGTGATGCTTTTAAATATCTAGGACATACAAATGGAAATTCTTTAAATCCAGATACAGATAATTCGTTACCACCTTTGTATTCCATATAGACAGATTCAAAAGGCATATTTTCTTTATCTTTTAAATTAGGATTAAAATCTGATCTTGGATAAACACAATGTAAAACATCCATATCTTGATATGGGTCTTTTTCTGCAATGGCTCTAGTCTCTGTTGAAGCTGTGTTGCCAAACTTTTGTATTAATGCTCTAGCTGATAAAGTAAACTTTCTGTAGACAGTATCAATTCTACCTTTCTCATCTTCTGCAATATAAATTTCATTGATGTGTCTTGTGGAAAATTTTAATAAATCTTCATCATCTTCTTGGATAAACATTGAAGCAGTACCAAATGTAATTAGGTCATGGTACAGTTCAAATATTTCTTGTTGAAAGTTTGATCTATTAAATGCTGTGTACATAACTTCAGTTGCTGCTTCTAACCAAAGTTTAGCTTCATCTTGTTGATCCATGTTAGTGTCTTTAAATTTTAAAGTGAACCAAGCACTAGATGGATTAGTCATCATGCCATGTAAGGATGCTGCTAATAATTCTAAGGCTTGTAGAGGTGATGAATCAAATATTAATTGACCACGCTTATCTCCTTTTGATCTTGTTTTAATTACATCCGCTTTTCTTGGCATCATATAATCAGCTACTTCTTGCCAATGGGATTCCCAAGTTGCTCGTTGTGATTTTAGTCTACCAAATCTTGATAATAATTTTTTTGTTAAATCTGTTGATGCCATATTATATTCTTCCTAGTAAACTTGATTTACCCAATGAATAATCTGATGATGTTTTGGTAACGCCTTGAGAGCTTGTTATAATCGATTGTGATCTTCCTCTTTTTTTAGTTTTAAGTAATATTTGTTCTGGTGTTAATTCTGCTGCTTGATCTATTTTAGCTTGAGTTGTTTGAATTTCATTTCCACCAATATTTTTTTTAATAACAGGTGCTGCTGCTACAGTTTTTGCTATTTGGTTTTGATTATTATCTCTGTCATTATTGTTTAAAACAGCAACATTATTTTTACTTTTTAATCCTTGATAGTCTGAAGTTCCTATTGCAGAATTATTAGCTTTATTTGTTTTTGCTTTATCTAACATTGAGCCAATACCTCTAACAACAGCACCGGTAACACCACCACCTTTAATAAAACTTTTAATTGGATTTGGGTCTCTTACTTTTGTTACTTTTGATCTTATCGGAGTATTTGTAAAACCAGCGTCTGATCCACTTGCTCCTGCATTACTTGCACCCATGTTAATTCTTTCCTAGCAACGTATTAGTTGCATCTTCTTGATCTTCTTGTATGCCAAGCGGTCCAGTTAAGATTGTAGAACGTCTACCTTTTCTTTTTCTTTCTACAGCGTCTCTATCCTTTTTAATTTGAGCTTTTTCTTCATCTGAAATTTCTGAAGATGGTGCTTCTATTACAGGAGCTGGTGGTGGCAATGGTGGCATTTTTGGACTAAATATTGAACCCATATTAATTTTTCCTTTTTAAATAATCTGATAACTATTATCTGCTATACTTTGTGGAGCAGTTTGTCTAGTA